TTAGTCCCAAAAGTGTTAAAGTTGAAAAAAGAGTTGTTTCCATATCCACGCCCGTTGGCGCTGAATATACTACCGCTTGATCAAGCAGTACCTTCTTAGTGCTGATATCTAAATCTGCCATTTTATATACCTCCAAAATTCGTATTATAGTTGAAATTGAGAATATAGTGTAATATACCCTCGGTGTCTTTACTGTCTATAATGAAGACCAAGGAAGGTGTAAACCACCCACGATCTAATTTCTTTTTACAAAGTCCATCCCTGAATGCATCGACCTTGGCTAGGGCTTGCACTTGCTTACTCTTGTCTGCCCTGATATGTACCTCTAAGGGGATAACCTGCTTATAGCCCGCCTTTTCAATCGTTGGAACGAGATAGTATACGCCCACATCGTTTGTGAGGAAACTATAATCCGCACTGAGTTCAGCGTTTTTTATTGCACCATCAACGCCCCTACAGGCATTATGTATATCTAAATAAGCTTGAGCTATACTCATTTAATCACCCCTTTAAAAGTGGATTGTATAATCTTTTGGAATCCGGCTGAAGCATTTCTGAATGATAGCCTAAACCACGGTCTTCCACCGTTGGCCTCAGGTTTAAATTCTACCGCCTCCGCGTATGACGCTGTATTACCGATTGTTGCCGTATGGTTGGATTCGTTGACTTCATAGTCATGAGAGCGCTTAAGGTTTCCGGTCTTTACTTTGGCATTGGCTTCAGCTTCACTCTTAACGGATTTAGCCATCTTCTCCAATGCTTCATTCATCCCTTTTTCAAACAGCTTTAAAAATGCCTTACTGTTATCTATCATGAGTGTTCACGCTCGACTAAAGCATATATCCCGTAATCATCCCACTCGATAGAATCATCCACTCGATATAGGGTGCCGGCATATTCTACGATATCCCCACCGTTAAAACCTAAAGGACAAAACATAAGCTTTTTGGCTATTGAATTTAGTCCATAGTTCTCACGGGATAAAACTTCGCTTGTCGGCTGAATGTCAGCAAGAATGGGCGTTCCCCTTACAGGTGTTCCCGGTATCTCGTTTCCATATACATCTATGGTTTTAGGTATAGTGACAGGATAAACCGTTTTATTATAAAACATATCCCCACCTCCTAGTAAAAGCCAACAAAGGGCCTGGGTAAATCGGATGCCATTTCCTTGAGAATCTCCGCTGAATCCTTATAAGTTACGGACCTCTGCCCTTGCGACATTGATTTAACTGCGCCGTTCATGTTTCCGCTGTTCTCGTAGCCATATCTCAATTTGGCAAACTTAATCACCAGTCTAGGATACTTATCTATAAGCACGCCTTTGATATTTAGCTTTTCGGTTAATACTTCGATGGCTTCAGCGATATAATCCTTCAATTCATCGTCATAAAATACTGTTTCTATTTTTAGTTGTCTTTTAATGGCCTCAAGTATTGCTGGTTCAGTCATTATTTATCACCTGCTTTCATTTTCTATTCCCGTTAAAAAAATAAGGGTAGCAGTTAAGCTACCCTAGTTCATTAAACCCTCTTAAAATTCGCAACTACAACCTTGGACTGGTTAGCTACCGCTGCAATATAATGCTCATCAGCGGAAATTAAGTCAGACTTCTTCAGAATTAGTCTGCCCGTTTCAACGTTTACAGCCCTTTTCAGGTAGATTGCAAGTGCGCCGGCCTTGACGATAGGATTAATATAACAATCAACGGTCAGAACAATCTTTGTGGTAACCTTTTTTGAAGGAACAATCTCAACGCCACCGATCATGCCGATTGCGCCAGTGATCATCATTGGTGTTGGATACTTGTCAAGAGATAGGAAATTAGGATCCAGTCTAAGCTGTGTGACTTGCTTAGGGTGGATAAACATAACCTTGGCTTCGACCTCTTCTTCTTCAAACTTATCAACTGCTCCAACGATTCCGGCATATCCGATAACGGCTGCTTTACCATCAAAGGTTACTGTTCCGGCTGCTAGTGCTGTATGACAATCCGTGTCAATCTTACCTGCGATTGCAAGTAACAGCTGGTTTTCAGATTCTCCAACTGGATCTCCAAATCCGCTTAGCTTGCTTTCATCTGTAATTTCAACTGACTTAACGGCTTTCTTCACAGTCTGTGCGGATGTAGTTGCAGTAAGAACTGCGGGTACATCTTCAACACCTTCAGCAAGGTCAGAAGCTTCGCCAATAAACGCAAACACGGGAATTGTAACTGTATTTCCTGGGGTTCCGACCAAAGTTGAGTCGATAACTGCCAGTGGGGAAACCTTGATAGCTGCGGCAAGTTTGCCGGAAATTGAGTCTGCTAGTACCTGTGGGTTAATTAGTCCTGATAATGTCGTTACTGCCATTATAAATCACTCTCCATTATTGTTTTATATTTTTCTGGTTCTGTCGTCTGCATCTGATTCCTCTCTTTGTAAGTGAGGTTCAGGAATTCAGTCTTTGTATAATTCTTCGGTGTAGCCGGTTCGCCCTTTCCAGGGTCTGCCTTGTTGCCCTTCAGGAAATCAACATTGACGGACTTTTTAATGCCGTTATCTCTCGCTTCTAGCAAGCTTATAACTTTGTCCATTTCGGTTTCATCCTCTGAAAGTAGTTTAGAAAGTAGCTCGTTGGGTACATCAATGTTCTTGTTTTTGAGCTTACCCATGAACTTAACAGTGGCTTCCTTCCTTGCACTTTCCTTTTCCATGTCAGCAAGTTTCTTTTCCAAGGCTTCTACCTTTGCATTAGCTGGGTCTTTCATCAAACCTTTTTCCAATGCGTATTTCTCAAAGTCTTTTTCAAAGTTACCGTTTGACTTGTAGGTTTCAGTGGCTTTGGCATGGTACTTGTCCTTTTCAGAATCAAGCCATGATTTAGCTGTGGTGTCGCTTCCTGCTAACTCTTTAAATAAGCTAACAACAAGACCCTTTACCTCGTCATTTCCTTTGTTGTCTTTGATTGCCTGTATTACTTCATTGATTTCCATTTATTAACTCCTCCCTTGTACCCTTCGACACAAGACATTTATTTGTATAAAAAAAGAGCCTTTCAGCTTTTAAATTAACCTTTGTGTTTTTTGTCAGTGTAGATATTAACTACACCATTTTCTTTCTTCCACTTCTCGTAATCTTGCCATGCCACCGTGTCATTGGTGAGGTTATCTCGCCTTGTGCTAGGCTTCCATCCCTTTTCAGGTATGTTACTCAATATTGACCTGCAGAATGGATGAAGTGGTGGAATAGGTTTATTCGGATCATCTATCTCAAATTCTTGTCCATCAAAATGTTGACAAACTTTTGAGGTTCGATTATCTAAAGTCGCAATGAATAGTTGACTTCCAATACCATTTTCTTTTGCAAATTCTTCATTAGCCCTTCCCTGAACTCTTGCGGTTTCAGTTCTGGCTAGTCGCTCGGTATCGAATACACTCATACCAAATTGCTTCTTGACATTGCGTGTCATTTTCTCTGGGGTACTTTCGCCCTTCATGAGTTTTTGAATCTCGTCTTTAAGCGATTGTTCAAGCTGAACTTTGTTCACTTCGGTTCGGTTTATCCAGTTCATCCCGTCAACTCGTTCCGATATGATTTCTTCTATCGTTTTAAGTTTGGCATCCGAATATTTATAACCTTTAAGGCCAAGCCCTGTTGAATATCCTTGGGCTGTATATTGTTCAGAAGCTACCTCTCCAAGAAGTTCAGCGAAGGTCTTAGTTTCTAACTTCAGTTCCTCGCCCATAAGCTTTGTTACCAAAACATTGATTTCAGAAAGGGCTTCCTTACCCTTAGTGGCCGATAAACTCAATCCATCTTCAGCCCACGAAGTTAATACTTTAGCACCCACAACCTCAAGAATCTTGTCTAGGTCTTTAGCCTGTTTTGCATATAACTTTTTGACTTTTTTCAAGCCATCTTCAAATATCCGGTTAGAAAGAATCAAAGTGATTGCTATATACAGTTCTAAGTCTTCCTTCTCTTGTTTAGTCAATTACATCACTTTCCTTTCGGGCCTGATTTATCAACTCACTCCCTATGTCCACCGTAGCACTCTCGGTCTTAACTTTTTCAGCCTCAGCCTCTGGATTATCCACAAAGGATATTTGCTTCCTCAAGGTTTCCTTGCTGACTATTCCCGTATCGCCAATCTTGGTAATAATGTCTGCAATGATGTTATCATCCATTGGGATATTAGGAGCGATGCTTATATCAATATCCCGCCAATCATATTTAGAACTCTCTAGCAGATTTTCAATATAAAAAATAAACTTCAATCTTCGCTTCATAGCGTTGATTAAAGCTTTTCCGTTTAAACTGCATTTCTGTTCAAGGCTTAACATTCGTGATCTAAGCGCTGCACCCGATAAATTAGACTGTAGTTTCTCATTGGTGTTTATATGTGCGGTTATCTGATACATCTTATCTTCTAGGGTCTTTAAAGTGTTCTGGATGAAGCTATCATTAATGTTTTTTGTCAGCCACGCCCAATCTCCATTGACTAAAATTCCTTGCTCTTTCATCTTAGGTAAGTCGGTATCAGGATTTTCAAAGTTTGCACCCTTGACAGTCAAGTAAGCATTTCTAAAGTCGGATATCTCATTGACGATATCAGATAGGTTAGTTTCATAAGCATCCTGCAAACCCTTGATGTCGTTGTATATCGTGAAGTAATGCTTATCCTTGGATATCTCGCACTCGGAAACAGGAACATCATTAAAGCCGTGTGGTGTCTTTGTCATGTTTTTAAAGTCCACACCAATAAGGGAAAAATCCCCCTTCTTCTTATACATGTAGGTATTATCATAGGCTTCTACCACTGACTTAGTATCCTGTTCATACATCCTCACAAAATATAGTGGTCTATCAAACCCATCTTTAATAAGGAATGCAGATTTTGGGGTTTCTATAATGGCTTGAAGGTTTTCATCTTCATCCCTATAATATAATTCCCAAGCCCTACCATAAGTAAGAGCCTCATTCAGTAAGTTGCTATCATGTTCTTCTCTCCACCCTCGGACGGTTCTCACAATGGCCTTTAAGGATGTCTTATCATTGTTTATGTCGGTATAGTTCGCCTTATTTCCTGCAGTATAGGAGGTTTCCTCTATGATGAATTTCTTGACAAAATTTATATTAACCTTGAGGTTAGTTCTCTCGGTTATAAATTTATAATTCAACATTGCATCCGTGCTACCCTTGAGATATTCATATATCTTGGTGTAGTTCTTCAAATCGTCCTTGAATAT